TGCGCCAATCTTGGCTTGCTCCAGTTGCACCAGTGTCTGGGCCGCACCGACTTGGGCGCGGTAAATCTCGACCTGGGCCATGCCTGCTTCGACGCTGGCCTTGTACTGCTCTACCAGCGACTTATTGACATCGGCCTTGGCCTGCTCGCCGGCCAACTGCGCCTTGAAGACTTCGACCTTGGCCAGTTGGCTGTCGATGATAGTTTTATACACGCTGGCGTAGGACTCATACCCGGCCAGCAAGGTCTTGAACTCGTCAATGCTGGCGTTGTAGAGCTGGATGGCGTTGTCTGCGTAGGCGCGGGCAATGTCAAAGCTCAGTTGCTCGATCTTGACGCTGTAGTCGATCAGCATGCCCTCCATGCGCATGCCTGACTCGATGGTGTCCTTGAGGTTGGCCTGCTCCAGATCGGCCTGCTTGATGGACACATCACGGGACAGGCCCGAGAGCTTGTCAAAGTAGTCCTGCTGCGCCGCGCGCAACTGGGCCGCAAGTGCGCCAGATGGCAGTTGATAACCCAGCGCATCGCCAGCGCGCATCACCTCGTCCACATTCGCCTGGGCGATGCTGGTTTCACGGCTGCGTGCACGGTCCCAGATTGCATGCTCGATAGCGGGGTCCAGGCCAGTGCCTCCGGCCAGGCGAGACTCCAGCTTGGCCTTGAGGTCTGCCAGCAGGTCGGATGCGTACTTTGGCCCCAGGGCGTAGCTGAACGGGGTTGGCTGCACGATCTGCAGTTCCGGCATCGTCTCCAGCTTGTCCAGCCAGTCCTCGCGCAGATCCACCCCACCGAAGGCCACCGGGGTCAGGGTGAGGTAGGTGGGCAGGGCTGGCATGGTCACTTCGGGAGCGTCTGGCACCGACACAGCCCCAATGGCTGGGATACTCGGAGCCGCCCCGTAGCTCAACGTCGGCGCGACCGGGATGTTCAGCGTGGGGGCGTCCTCGGTGAATGTGCTGACACTGAACGATGGCATCGCCTCCGTGAATGCGCCAGGCTGACCGCTCGGCATGGTGAAATTGATGGTCGGCATCGCTGGTGCAGCCGGCATGGGTGGCAAGGACGGTGCCGCGATGCTGCTCCACGTCAGCGAGAGCGTGGGCGCCTGATAGATCGACGTGTTCAGGGATGACAGGAATGACGCGACCTGCCCTGAATGCGAGTTGGCGTAGTTATTCGCCTGATTGAATGCCGAATCGACTTGTTGCGCTGCGGTGGCCATGCTCAGATTCTCCGGGTGCTGGATGTTGCGGTCTTGGGCTCGATAGCGTCAATTCGGAAGTCCGCGCCGGCCACGTTGTCGTACCCAAAGGCCAGGTAGTTCTCTCGGATGCCTCGCCCTGTCGCGGCGCGGCTGACCCCGCCGGCCTGCACCGGGAACTCATAGGCGTAAGTCTGAGCGCGCGTCTCGACACGCGCACGCCCCAAGCCCGTTGCGGTCATGGCGAAGTAGATGTAGGCCACGAACTTCTTGATCGTGTCGCCCCACATCCTCTTGCCTGTGGTGATGGATGCCGCGATGATCTGGCCTGCGTCGGTGTTTCCGCCCAGGGCGTGCAGCCCAGCAGCAGACCCGGCCCGCGTCGGCCCGATGGAAGTGAGCGACCATTCGTACTCTGTGGCTGCGCCGCTGAGTGTGTTCATGACGATTGTTGGCATTAGATTACCCCCAGCTTTGCGAGCCACGGAATAGGTTGATCTTGTGTGTTCACAATGATGGTTGCGTCAGTTGACCCATCGACAGCGGGGATGATGTGAGCGAACCCCTTCTCGGCGGCGGCACTCTCACCAAGGCTCTGGTAATAGCCACCAACCCATATCGTTGATGTGCTGCAAACCTTGGTTTTGTAGCTTCTGACCGCCCCGTAAATCATGCCGCTTGATCCGCCGTTGTTTGTGATGGATTGCCACATGGCCAGCGTCTGTTCGTACCTGTCCACAATGAGCGCGTTGCTATTGCTCCCGCCTGTTGCTGGCGAGTATGTTGAATACGGCGGGGCACCAGATGACCCGTCCGCAATGCCGGTGTAGTTCACCGCAGGCGACCCTATATTCACGGCGTCAAGTTCAGACGACGCATCGCCAACTGATGTTGATGTGATCACGCGCTCAGTGCTCGCCCCGGATGAAGCTGATGCCGAGTACACCTCTGAAGCAGTTGCAGAATACGGAATCTGCGTAACCTCTCTATTTGTGGTGCGCCCAGCGCTCAGCTCGATCAGGTATCCCCAGTGCAGGATTGATAGCGTCCTGGCATCAACGTCCAGCACCGCACCAGCCGTGCCTGGCCCGGTTGACAAGCTAACCGTCGCGGAATTCGATTCCGATGTGACGGATTTATAGTTGCCATTACCTACTGCAATCTTCTGCACCACCTGGCTGACGGATTCGGGGTTGCCAAGGCCGTCCGGGGCGGATAATTCAACCGTCTTTGCAGCATCACCGTTATCGCGCATCAATTTGACGCGGAACCGAGTGCGCCCGGCTGATCGCGCCATCTCGAAGGTCTCTGTGGCGCCGCCGTCCTCAAATGGCGTGTAGGTGTACGTGGCCGAAATAGAAGGTGGCGTGGCCACATCATGGTGAACAACGGCAATCACGCCATCGTCACCGAAGTAGTCGGCATAGAACGCAGGCGATGTCTCGCCCATGCTTCCGCTTGTCGTGGACGACGCATTTGACGTTGTGGCGCCAGACTTGCTAATCGGCGGGTTCCACGGCGCTGTAACCCGCAGAAAGAAGTTGTCTTTGTTGCTGGATGTGCGCGAGCCGGAGATGTCACTGAACGTCACTCCGGATGTGCTGATCGTGGCCTCAACGGCGTACTGATCCGTCTTGCTGGCGAACGTGCATCTAGCCTTCGTGCCAGCTTTGTTGAAGTACCACCCGTGCAGGTTAACTGTGTTTGCCGGGGCCATGTACGACCCCAGTAACTCGTCGCCATCCGATGCGTTGATGAACCTGTGCTGCTCTGCGTTGCCAGCACTCACCCGCAGAACAGCAACAATAGTGCGACCGCCCCACACGCCCGACAAGCACGCACCCTCCACCACCCCATCGGCAAACTCTTTGATCACGCGGAGCTTGCTGTAAATGACGCGGCCTGTACCGTGGTTTCTGCACCGATGGACCATCATCGTTGACTTCTCGTAGTCAACGATGTCCCCACCCTCCCACTGGTTGAGTTTGTACTGAGGCTGCCCAGCCGTGTTGAACGTCAACCTGTCCCACGATCTTGCAGGCCACGACAGAACATCATTCTCGACATCATCGCCCTGCCAGTCAATTTGCCCGTACTTCTCCCCGTCAAGACCCTTCGACACCTTGTACTCATCAAGCAGCGTTCCGTTTTGCCCTTTCTTTGGCTGGATCACCAAGAATGGCTTGGTGCCCATTGGTGTGCCGAGGGGCTTGTTTGCCTCTGTGTACGGCTTGCCCCAATAGCGGTATTGCCCAATTTCATAGACCGTGTTGACGCTGTTGGTTGGCCGGCAGATGAACCCGCCTTTTGCGTAGCTTTCGCCGCTGGCCACGGATGACCACACCATCACGACATCATTGCCGTTGTTGGAGACAATCCTGATGCGACTACCGTCTGGCAGCTTTTTGTTCGTAACGAAATACCGGGCGACGGATGCCTGATTGCAGAGTGAGAAAAGGTGATACCTGTGCGCCACCTCGGCCATGATCTCCGGCGTCATCACGCCCGCCATCATGCGAATTGATGGCGGCACCCTCCCGGTAACGGGCTCGCCATCGATGCCAATCCAATGCTGATTGACAAGGCCACTCATCGCGGAATCGCCACGTACTGAGGAATGCCGCCATTGATGCGGAAGGTCGCGCACACCTCATCAGCGTCGGTCTGGTATCGCTCGCGCGTGACGTTGATCAGCAGTCCGCCATTGAAGCCAGACACAATCCGGCCACCCGCAATGCACAGCATGGCAGCGCCTTGCCCTGTGCCTTGCCCCTGGGCCACGTACTCGCCGGGAGCTGATACGCCAGAGCCGAGCACCACCGGGCCGACATCGCGCGGCGTGAAGGTAAGCGCGTCGAACTGCGTGCCAGCCAGGAATGCCAGATCCTTCTCTGTGCCTACCCAGATACCATCGTCCACTGGCTGGATCATGGTGATGGGTGCGGTGAACTGCTTGAAGTCGCGCTTGAGGTCGAACAATTCAGGCTGATGTGGGCGCGATGCGTGCAGCACATTGCCCTCTGCCAGCAGGACGCGGCCACGCCAGGTTGCGCAGATCGTGCCATTGGGGGCTGGTGCCAGGTGCTCCGTGTGGCACGGCAGCGTGAGCGCATCGCTCTTTCCCAGGTAGCTGAACGATCCCGTCAGCGTGGTGCCCGCGTAAAACGCCTTGTCGCCATTGGTGCCGGTCAGGTAGACATTGATCCGGTGCCCAGCCAGCACGGGCAGGCCCGTCAGCAATATCCCGCCATCGGGCAGGTTAGCCGGGCCTGAGCTGAATGCAGCCCCGCTCTCCAGGCCATCGGAGGTGCGGACATAGGTAATCTGCCACTGGTAAGCGCCAGGGTCGAGCTGGCCCGCCACCGAGGTGGCTGTGCCGACCGTTGCGGGCACAGGCACGCCCCAACCCGTGACCGTCACGCCATCGGTGATGCCGGTGATCACACCATTGGCGAACGCAGTGCGCCCGTCCGGCAGATCCGTGAACCATGCGCGGCGACCTGCCAGCCCAGCATCGGTCAGCAGCGTGGCCTTGGTCAGACCATCCAGGCTCACCGCGATCAGGTCCGATCCAGACACCACCAGCGTGCAGTCCTTGCGCTCATGTAGCCAGTCCACCGGGGTGATCGCATCGAGTGTGGTGTAGCCCTGCCGCCTGGACACCTCACCGGACAGGCCCACATCGACGTTGACGGCGTGGGCCAGATCGCTCTCACCCAGGCGCTCGGACGGCTGGACGTTGTTGATGCCCGTGAAGTTCGTGAATTTCATGCAATCTCCGCAGCGCGTGGCACGCCCGCCCTCCGCCCGTTGTTGAGGCTGTAAACCATGTGCGATCTGGGCCGAATCGCCGTCACCTTGCCGTACTTCGTGTTGCGCGCGCCAGCTACGATATGGCCGATGATGTTTGCGGGGTGCCCGTACATTGTTCCGCGCGCCCCGGCAACGGTGATTGCCGCAACGGCTGACGGCTGCCCGTGCATGAGCCCATACGCGCCGGATGGCGATGCACGCACCGCAACAGATGGCGATCCGTAGCCTGTCAGTAGCGCACCTGGAACGTCTGCAAGCTGGGGATGCCCGGCACTCGGGTGCCCATACATGGTTGTGCACGATCCGTAGGCGGTGTTCACTGTCCCGACAATCTGTGTCACCAGATTCCACGCTACAGGCACCCCGCCTCGCGATGACGGCTCCGTGGGATCAACCGCGACCGCCACGTCGTATGCGGCAATCACATAACCGTACCGAATCACGGCCACGCTATTGGGGGTCACGCCGACCGTCGCGCTTATTGATCCGTATCGCGCCGCACTGACGCCATCCACATGGACGACGGGGTTTTCAGCCATCGACAACGGCGACTGAATGACCGAGCTATCGGCTGCCATGGCGCGAATGCCGACCGCCCCGCGTGCCGCCCCAGCTCCTATCATTCCAGGCGTCGAAGACACCGCGACGATTGCGACGTTCGCGACAGACTTTGGAGCCCCAATTGGGGAGGATGATGACGCCAGCGTGTTGATCTGCACGCCAGCCACGACTGTTGCACCACCCAACGCGCCAGCGGCACTTGCATGCGCAACGACTGGTGCCATTGCTGCAGCTCGCGGCAACCCGATCATTGTCGGTGACGCCACGCTACCAACAACAGCCCCAGCAGCAACAACCAGCACCGACCCAAACGGCGAATCCGCTTTTGCGCGTGCGTATGGAGCCGAGCCGAACTCATCCCCAAATGCAAAGATCAGCGCATCCCCGACAGGCGGCGTGTAGCCGCTCACCGTTGAGAAATCGAAGATCAGCGCGTCACCGGCAGGCGGGGTGTAGCTCATGGCAATACTGGCTGAATCCGGTCGATGATCAGCGAGTTGACGCCCGAATTGTTCTCCCACATCGCAATCGCGAAATAGTCGCTCCACGGTGCGGGCGGCAGGTTGACGAACGCGAACGCGCCAGCCGCATCGGCCTTGGTCTGGTCAATCACCAGCTTTGACTTGCGGTGAAAGAGAGTCACCACCGCACCAGCCACAGGCGCAGGCCCGTCTGATGCCACGCCAGAGAACACACGGTTCATCGGCACGGAAGTGTCGCGTGGGTCTGCGCCCCACCAATGAGCGGCGATTGCGAGATCCTCCGCGCCGTCGATGATCATGTCAATCGCGCCGAGGTGTGCCATTAGAGCGGCCCCCAGTTGTCAGATGTTTCGATCAACACCTGTTTGGCGGCGGAGAGCCCGAACGACACAGCCATGAACGTCCTCCCAGCAAGATGCCCCGTTCCATCGAGGGTGGACCTGTCGGCATACACCGCTGACGAGTGCTCTTCCAGCAGAATGCCAGGTAGGTATCCGCGCGGGCTTGCCGTGGACGGGTCTGTAACCCGTAGCCGAGCAACGCGGAGTTTCCCGGAAACGGGATCTGGATATACCGGACCCAAGTAGTTAAGCTCCGTTCCAGAGTGAGTCCCGAGCTGCGCTACATTGACACTCCCCCCCGCACCATTGCTGCTGCGGACGACATACCCGCCTGACAGCGCCGTCGCTGAGTACGACAGAGTAAGCTCGACTCCCGTAATGCTCGACGAGTCAACCCACTGGCCATTGATGTACGTCGCGTAGGCGTCTGCAGGTTTGTTGCTGATCAAGTCAGTCACGCGAAACCAATACTTCCTCACCGAGTCATAAGACGTGAAGATGTGGAAATTACCGCCGTGCGCAAACGCGATCCAGTCACCGGGGGTTTTTTTATGTATGTAGTAGCCACCGTTGAGTTGTACGCTCGTTGGCGTCTGCCCCGTGCCGGTGTCCACATCCGACATGGTTTCGTATAGACAGGCCCGCGCGAAGTTGGTGCCAGAGTCATCAACCCGCAGATAGAACCCATTCGATCCGGCTGGCTGCTTGTAGACCGCGACGTTGCCGGATGAAAAAGGCTTGGTCCAACCCTGCCCCGTCACCAGCACAGCGTCCAGCACGGCCAGCAGCGCGCCCGCAGTCGATGTGAGCGCACTGTGACCGCCGACACCAGGGTATGCAACAGTCGTCGCCATGGCTTACCCCACAGTCGCAGACAGCATTGCCACAGGGCCACCAGCCACAATCGCCAGCGTGTTCATGACCACCTTCCCTGACACGGGAACAGTGCCAGCCTGCGCTGGGAGAGCCAGATGCACATCACCGTCAGAGTCGCAAAACTCACAATACGCGCACGTACCGTCAGCATCGGCGCTCGCGTCAGGACCGGCAATGCTGATCGTGAGTTGGCCCGTCCCGCCGTTCACCGCCCCACACGGGTCAGACAGTGGCACCTGAGCCAACAGCACATCCGCCGAGTTGCGGAACCTCACAAAACCGGCAGCAGTGCCAGAGTCGATCAAATCTCGAAATGATGTGTGCGCCGCAACAAGCGCGGCCACAGAATATGTTGCGGTAACTGGTACGGACATGATTCGATCCCCTTACAAGCTGAAAATCTTGTATGCGCCGTCGTCCCAGCGCACTTCAATGACCGCGCCAGATGTCAGCATCGGGAAGCCCTGCACCTGATCCGCGTAGAACACCAGTGGTGACGTGGCCGGATCGCCGGTGTGCTTGTAGATCACAACCCCCTCGGTCGTGGCCCCAGATGCGATGCCCGTGAAGTTGAGGTCATCGCCATCTAATGCCCCGCCTGCGATGGAGCGAGTCGTGAGCGCCATCGGCGTGCCAAGGATGTGAGCGTTGACGGACGATAGGAACTCATCGGTGGTCATGCTCTGGATATAGGCGTTTGACACGATGGCCACGCGAATGTCATCGGTCAGCAGGTTGATCTGCCCCTGCAGGATCTTTTCTTTGGCCTTGGTGTAAAGCATGTTAGCCATGGTCGGCTCCTGTGTGTCGTGCAATCTGCGGACGCAAAAAAGCCCGCCGTGCAGCCAGTTTTGCTACAGGCGGGCTTGGAGTCGAACCCTATACAGGGCGCGCGTTTCAGGCGATGGGCTGGGCCATGACGCTCAGGCCGTTGCGCACCCATGCTTCGTTGCGACCGCTTGCACGTGCGCCGAACTCGCTTTCAAATCGGGTCAGGTGCAGTGACGACTTGCCGGGGCTGTACAACTCGCCGTCTTGCTGACCGAGCACGCGATGCACCATCCAGTCAACCAGAGCGGCGTGCAGTTCAGGCCGAATCTCCGGCTTGTCGGCGTCAGACATCATCGACTTGAGCGGCAAGCGCTGAACAGTCAGGCGCACCGTGCAGGGCGCATCAGGACGTGGCCACAAGTGCAGCTTGCCCGTGCTCACACCCTCGATCAGGTGTGTGGGTGCGCCAGTCGCGCCATCGTCTTGCCAGTTGGGTGCCATGGCGTCCATGTGCTCACCCGAGACAATGCCGACATCACGACCGTTGACCTTGGCCCGCAGAATGCGAACGATCCGCGCATCCACAGCGATGACCTCATCACCTGGCGCAGCAGCCAGAACGCACATCGGTGAAGCAGAGTCACGCAGCAACTCGGCGCGCCGACATGCTTCAGTCTGCCCCTCGTTGGCATAGAGCATCAGCAGTTCATCATCAGCCAGATAGGGCTCTGCCTTGTCGTCGGCCTGCGCACGGTAGAGCAGGATCATTTCTTCCAGCGTCATGACAGGCCCTCAATCGCTCAGGATGCCAGGATGGCGCGCAGCCATGCCGAGCCGCGCGGGTTGTCGTCGCGGTTGACCGTGAACGGGTAGCGCAGCGAGTTGCGAGACTGCAGGCTGTTCATGCGCTCGCCCAGGCGGTCATCGACTTGCTGGTCATAGCCGGTTTCCTTGGCGCGTGCCAGTCGCTCGACGTACTTGCGCTTGACCACAATGGGGGTGTCACGCTTGAACATCTGGATCACGCCATTGACGGACACCTGAACGTATGGGGCTTCGTTGTCCTTGCCGCCACTCATGACCGTGACCATGACGGGCTCGTTCATGAAGGCTTCCAGTTCAGCGTCTTCCAGCGTCACGGGGCTTTCGATGTCCTCAGACGAGAACTCGGGCACAACGCCAAACTCCATCGTGTGGGACTGGCCCAGGTATTCGTTCGTCGCGTCAACTGCGGGTCTGCGTGCCATGTGCTTCCTTTTGATTGAACAGTGGGTGAGCCCATCACAGGCTCACCCACTCAGGCCCATTACAGGGCGGTTACGCCAGCTTCAGCCACGGCCATCCAGCCCTCGTTCAGCATGGTGCAGGCCATGTAGAACTTGGCACCGACATAGCCGCGCTGACCCAGTGGATCAGACTTGTCCTTCTGGCCAGGCGGGATGTAGGTCGGGTCGATGACATCCATGCCGCGCAGAGCCAGTTGGCCCCATGCGTCTTCACCAACCATGATGAACGGGTACACGTCGATGTTCGTCGTGCCGGTCATGCCGGTGGCACCGATCAGCGCGCCAGCAGCGGCATACGGGGCCAACTCAGGCGAGGTGATGAAGCGGAAGTTCTCGACCGAGCCGATTTCGTAAGGGCTCACCACCTTGCGGCTACCGTACTCGCTGACGTGCTTGAAGCCAGCCAGGTCGCGAATGTCCGCTTCAGCGTCCGTGTGCACGAACACCAGATAGGCGGCATCAACCGGCGTGGTGGCGACGTTGGGCGATGCATCCAGAATGCCGGTGATGCGCTTGGCGTGGTTGGCCTGCAGGTTGCGGCTGATCTTGCGCAGCAGGTTCAAGGTGATCTTGGTGTTCACCGAGACGCGGGTAGATCCGCCACCGGCATAGAACACGTTGGTGCAAGCCTTGAGCACACCGTAGCGCACCATTTCACGCACCAGGGCGATACGCTCGCCGCAATGCTTCTTCATCTCGGCAGGCACGTCATCCTCGTAGGTGTCGGCCACCACGTCGGTCAACTCGTACAGGCAGCCGTACTGCTTGAGCGTGACCGTGATGTCTTGAGGGGTCAGGCTGTCGGCGGTCGGGGTGACGCCCTCAGTCAACTCGTGACCGGCAGCAGTGGCAACCGGGCGGTTGATGGTGTTGAAGTTGGTCGCGGCTGCACCGTATGGCAGGTAGCGGCGGTGCACGATGGTCTTGCTTTGGTTCTTGGGCATGGCGCGTTGTTGGCCAGTGATGCCCAGAACCTCGGCTGGAACGGCGTGCTTGAGGATTTCGCCCTTGAGCTTGGCGATGCGTGCTGCGGGGGAGCCGCTGGTGAAATTAGCCATGATGGCCTCCTAGAAAGTTGGGTCAGGACCGGAATGCGGCCTCGAAAATCTCTTGCTCAGACAGCGCGGCTGATGGCCGCTGAACGCCACCGCTGGGCGTGACTGCCCGCTGCAGACGTTGCTGGCCTTTGGCCGCGCGCTCGGTGACGGAATTGCGCGCCTCGGTCCACTGGTCGAATTCACTCAGCAGCCCCGAGATTTCGCCGGCAGTAGTTGCCGACTCGTAGGCTTGCTGTTTGTCTTGACCCTGGGCACTCAGCCACAGACCGAAGTCCTGCGACTGAACCGTGTTGCGCCATCCGTCATGGATGCGGTCGAGCACGGCCATCTCCAGCACCAGAGGGTCGAAGCCCTGCTGTTCGCTCTGCGCTTGCTGCGCTTGCGAGGGCTGCGGCACCGGATCAGGTTCGTGTTGCGCCTGGGGTGCTGCGGCCTGCTGTTGAGGCTGCTCTGAATGGGGCGCGATGCGTGCGCCACCTGAGAGTGCGCGGGCGTACTGAGCAAACTCTGGGTAATCGTTCTCGAACTGCTTGAGTTCGGGGGGCAGATCATCCGGGGGCTTTGCCGTAAAGACCTGCTGCACCTTGCGGTTCAGATCACCGATGTGACCGTGCGCCTTGTCCAACTGGCGACGAAGGCTGTCCACATCGGCGGCATTGCCCAGCAGGCGGCGAAGCTCGCTGCGTTTCAGGCCGTCCAAGAGCACCGGATCTTCCGCCTCGGGCTGCGCTTCACCCTGGGGTGCTGCGCCAGACTCTGGGGTCGTATCAGGGTCTTGATCGACGGGCTGATCTGCGTCGCCGGCTTGCTCAACCTCGGCCGCCACCTCAACGGTGTCAGCGGGGGTGTCATCGCCTGCGAAAGCTGCCTCAAAAACCGCTTGCTCTTGCTTGTCGCTCATGCACTCTCCGTAGATTCTCTGAGGCCGGGTCAGTACCCAACGTCAGGCGTTATCGCCGGGTCTGGTTTGTCCAGAGCCAGCAGTTCCTTGAATGCCTGAATGCGTCCACGCAGCTCTGCTGTGCGAATCGCATCCAGAGTCGGGCTGTCATTGCGCTCACGCAGCACGGCGATTTGCGACTGAGCGAAACGCTCAATGGCACGCCAGGTTGGCGAGTGAAAATCAAGCCCTTTTTCCATGTGTCTCAGTGTCCTGATGCGGTGCTGCGCGATCAAACCCTATACAGGGTCAGACCACGCCATCGGCCTCTTGCGTCTCGATGCCGTCCATCATTCCCACCGCTGGGCCTGCCGGGTTGGCTGGCGTCATCGGGTTGGTGTTCTCCGGCATGTCCACACTTGGCAGCGGCTGGTCCAGCTCTGGATAGATGGGGCCAGCGTTGCGATCCACGAAGCCGGCAGACTTGGCCAGGCCATCGGCCAGTGCTGCGGTTTGCGGGGTCTGCGCAATGACCTGGGCGGTCTGGACGCCGCTGTACAGCGTCTCCATGCTGCGTGCGGTCGCATCGGCGTCGGCCTTGCGGGCTTGAGACAGCAGCAGTTGCACCTTGGCGTCAATCGTCGGGTCAGCGGGCAACTGCATCTGTTGCGCTTGCTGCGCCTGCTGAGCCTTCTTCTCGTCGTCAAGTTGGAAGTTCTTGGGGTCCAGTCGCTGGCCCTTGCACAGCTCTGCCGCCAGCTTGGCCGCGTCCAACTCATAGACCGGATTGGCTGCGACTTGCAGGAGCGTCATGAGGAACTGTTGCTGCGCATCACGCTCCACCAGGGCAGACGATGCGCGCACCTCAATTTTGAAATCGCCCTTGATGCTCTCGTCGTCGCTGTAGGCCATCATCCAGTCGAAGTACCGCTGGATGTGCGGGCGCGTCATGTAGTCATCGAATCTCTTGGCAAGGCGGCGCAGCACGCTCGTGGCGTTGTTGTTCTGCATCTGCATCCCGCCCAGGGTGTTGGGCGCATCACCCCGGATACCCTGCATCATGGCTGGCATCCCGGTCGTGTCCTCGGCCATCTTGAGCGCGAAGTTGATGATGTTCATCAGTTCGGCCTGCACGCTGGGCACCACGAAGCCGTGGAAGGCTCCGCGCACGTCAGCCACATCTGATGTCGGCTCAGCGCGCCAGAGCTTGCCGGGGCGCAGGCTCCATTCGCCATCAGCCGGGGTGATGCCGTTGCCGATCACCACCTGGGGCGCGGCAGACAGGCCGCTGTTGTCCATCAGCGCGCGGGCTGATCCATTGAGCATTCGCTGCACGGTGCGGATCTGGCGGCTGATGCCCATACCCCAGGGCATTCCAGGGCGACGCTGCCAGGCCAGGATGTCGTAGGGGAATTCGCCGCCAGCGATGGGGGACAGAACCACTTTCACCAGTCGGTCGTTGATCATCACTGCCATCGCGGGCAGGCGCTCATCCTCGTCGTCCAGCTCCACCCCGAGGCTCTGAAGGTGATCGCGCGAGCAGTGACCGTGGAAGATCCACATCTCGTACTCGTCATCGGCTGGGCGATAGACCGACTCGGTGCCTTCATGAGCGCGTGATGGGCCGTCCTTGAGTGCGCCTAGCAACTCCATGCGGTCGTAACTTTCATCGGCCAGCAGCTCCTTGATTTGGCGCTTGCTGATGTAATCGCGCTCCCAGGTGTAGCTGCCGCCGTGGATCGACTCACCGCACGCGGGGTCTGGAAACAGGTTCCACGGGTCGATGCGCTTGCTGCACGGCTGCAGGTCATCCACCTTTACCACCGTGGTAACTCCTGTCAACGGGTCTTTCTTGGCCATCTTGACCGTGCGAACCTTGGGGAATGGCCCCTTGAGCACGCCAGAGCCGATGCGCGCCGAGTCCTCTATGACGTGACGCACCTCGCCGTGCCAGTTGGATTCGACAAGCGGGTCTTCGATGGCTTTTTGCATCCGCCCCGCTGATTCCGTCGCCCTCTCGTCCTGCTCTTGCAGCATGCCCTTGATCTGCTCTGGATCGCCACCCATCGCGCGGGCCAACTTGGCCAGCTTTGTTTCGGTCAACTCAGGCATAGGGGTAGGCTTGATCTCCCATGCCCGGTTGTCGGTGGGTAGCAGCATGTCCGACACGCGCGCGCTGGCTGCGTCGGTGTAAGGCCGGGTGATGTTGAGGAAGATCGCAGAGCGCGTGCCGCCTTTGGGGCGAGACTCGCCACCGATCAGGGCCTGCTTGCGTGAGCGCATCAGGTTGTTCGCGTTCTGGAACCCCCGATTCGCGTCGTCAATACCCTGATAGTGTTCCTCGTCCTCGGTCCACTCCTCTTCGATGCCAGATGCTGCACGTCCAGCGATGGCCTCTCGGCGCTTGCCTTGAAGGTGGGCGATGAACTCGGCGCGCAGGTTGCGGCCAGCGGCCTCGCTGTCGGTGGGCTTGGTGTCGGTCATCTCAATATCCAATCTCTGAATCCATCGGGGTCCACTGCTGGACTACTGCGGGGCGGGCCTGTTGCTGGCTGCGCCACATATGCTCTGCGGACATGGCGATGTAGCGGTAGCAGTCGGCCCCGTGGCTGAATTCGTCGTGCAGCGGCCCCATCGCCTCGCCAGTGGTCGAATGCACCTGACGCTGGTAGCGCTTGAGGCACTCCAGCAGGCGGGCGGTCTTGATCTGGTCGAAGTAGCAGCGGGGGAACAGCATTCGCCCCGCCTTGATGCCTTCTTCAACAGCCGTGGCCGGCAGGCACCGCACCTGACGCCGCCCCAGGTCTTTGAGTACCTGTTCGGTGGTCTTGCCGGTCTGCGCATTACCCGCCTTGCCGTCGTGCGGCAGGTAGTCCGTGCCCCAGCGATACGGGCGCTTCTCAAGCTGGGTGACGTACCAATCCAGCGTGCGGTGGCTGTCTTCGATGTAGTCGATGATTCGCACGTCCTGCGGGCCGACCTGCACCATCGCAATGGTCATCGCGTCATTCCAGCCCAAGTCCCAAACCGTGTGCACGGGCAGGCGCGGGTCATACGGGACGCGGCCAGCACGCCCATCGAGGTACAGCGCCTGAATCTCATGCCGGTAGATCGCGCCAGCAGCGACAGAGCGGGCCTTGCCTTCCCAGATGTGTTCGTAGTCCTCAGCCAGCATCGACCGCTTGGCCTTCAGGCGCTCATCGTTGAGCACTTTGGGGAACCAGGGGTTGTCGCGCCAGTTGATGGCTACGCACCACGTATCCGGACTTGGGGAGGCAATGAAACGCTTGTACGTCTCGTCTGTCTCCATGTCCGGGTTCAGGGTGATCCAGATTTCAGAGCCAGCCTTGCGGATGGTGGGGATCAGCACGTCCCAGCTTTTCTTGCTGACGCCGTGGCCTTCTTCCACCCACACCACATCGACACCCTCGAAAGACTTGATTGAGTCAACCGTGTGGGATTGCAGGCCAGAGAACAGGAATAGCGAGCCGTTCAGACCCCGAATCTCTGTGTCCGTGACCGTGTAAAACGAGGTCAGGCCCAGCTTGACGATGTAATCGCGCAGTAGTCGATGGACCGAATCCCGCATCGACTTCTGCACTTCACGCGCGCACAGGATGCGTAGCGGGTTGCGTGCTGACATCTCCAGCAGCACCTGGGCGACGGTGTGAGATTTGCCGCCACCTCGACCGCCGTGCATGACCTTGTACCGGCGAGGCTCATACAGCCCAGCCAGGCAGGCTGGAATTTGCAGATTGAGACTGATGCTCAGATCGCTCACGCCTCGTCCTCATCGAACGGGCGGGATGGCGCACTCACGAGGGTGATGCGGGAATCGACCACGATTGCGCCACCGTTGGCACCCGTCACCTCGTTGAGCACCTTGTCGCCGTACTTCTTGGGGGCCAACTTCGACGCAAGCCACTTGCGGGCATCCACGCGCAGCCGGTTGCGGGCCACTGCGGTAGCGTCAAACACCACCTCCCGCATCCCGTCCGCGTCGCCATCCATGCCGTGCTTGCTGGCACGCACCGTGGTGCATTCCTCGTCAGCAATGGCGAGAATGTCCTCGGCCATCTTGTCGGCCTGAGCCTCGCGCGCACGCGCGTATTGCTCCGAGAACTCAGGGCGCGCGCCATCCAACCACGCCATGACCGTTGACATTGCCGGCATGCCAGGCTGCGCTGCGATTGCTCTCAGCGACATTCCGTTGGCGATGCACTCGCAGACTTTGGCTGCTAACTCTGGCGTGTAGGAACTTGGGGCGCCTTCTGACCGCTTTGCCACCGGCGCGGTGATCGCTGCCTTCTTGACTGCGACAGGCTTGGTGCCCTTAGACGCAACAGAGCCCGCGCGGACCTTCACAGGTGCGGCGGGCTTGGCTGTCTTCTTCGTGGGTGCGGGTGTCTTGCCCGCTTTGGGTGATGCCATGCCCCGGAGATTGCCGGGGTGGCTGCAGGGTGTCGAACCCTATACGGGGTAGGTCAAAGCGGCAACGAATCCCACGCGGCAAGGCGATCCCGAATGTGCTTCAACCCACTTCGGCCAACTAGGCCAGCAGCCATGATGTCGGCGTCACTCATTGCGCGCAGCTTCAGGATTTCGGTGACTCCCCCATCCCTTAGCCTCTGCTCCGTGAACATCGCCAACCCGAGGGCCGAAATGTCTCCGCCAGCATGCGAATTCTGGCTGACATTGGCCTTGAGGCAAAACAGTTCCCACAGTCCAGGGTGCATGCGCCGGTTTCCAGCCTCCCACTCTTGCCATGCGCGCATTGTGGAGTGGATCAGGGTGGCGGCTTCGGTCTGTGTGAGCCCTGCCGCCTCACGCGCAGCACGGACCTGCTCAGGCGCAGGGTTGGCTGATGGGCCTTTCGGCCCTCGGTTGGGGTGGCTTGACATTAATTGACTGCAAATTCAGCGCAGAATTTTTCTGCATGGCGCTTGGCGTACTCGTCAACAAAGCGCTGGTGTTGCTCGGCCTCGTCCTCGCCGAGATCATCCCAGGAAGAGTTGATTTCCTCACGGATCTCGCCATCCATCAGGTTGACGATGGCCGAATACTCAAAGAGTCGGCCACCATAGGTGACGCACTCGGGGTTGTAGTCGATGGAGACACCGCCCCTGGCGTTGACGTTGTAGCCAGCGCGCTGGAGCACATTTGCAGCCATGATCTCGGCCTCGATGTGGCTCTTGCCGCGCTCGCGGGCAACGCTGTATTCCTCAAGGGCGTCAATACCAGCCTGGCAGTCGGCGAAGTGAGAGTCGGTGGGAGCAAATTGCGCATTGAGTTGAGTCATTTCGGTTTCCTTGGCCCCTGATCCCGAGGCGCGGCGGTCAGCGATGTGCTGTCCATGTGCTCCATTATGCACGCATTGCGTGCCGTGTCAACTGCTTTTTTACAGTGGCATTGGCCGGCTATCTGGCGAGTGGCACACCAGCACGTTGCCCTCTGTCTTGTGAAAATCCTTTGGCAATCCGCAGTACCTGCACATTCCAGTCTTGCCTGGGTCTTGCTCATAGATCGTGATGGGCGCGGCTCCACCCGGCAGTCGCTGGGCCAGTGCCTGCGCTGCCTGGATGACCTCGGCCAGCGTATCGGCCCGGTGGGTTGATCCCGCCTCGGAGGCAACAGCTTGCACGAATGCGATCAGGTCGCTGTAGCTAGGCAGGCCCATGCCGCGCAGGTAGTAGTCCGTCTGGACAATGGCGTCATCTTTGGTCATCTCGCTCCCCTTGGTTCGTTTACGGTGTCACCTTGACCCTGGCCGGCGCGGATCGGCGGGCCAGCTCCAATCGCTCACGCTCCAGCCCCAGGATGCTCGATTGCATCTGTGCCGCCAGTTGCGCCAACTCATGCCCCGCCTGAATCGCCGCCACCTGGGTTGCGGCCCCGGCCTGCAGGTTGGCGAGGATGCGATCCTCCATCGGCGTCAGCGTCAGCACATCATCACCAATCTCGATTTTGATGCAACCATCTGGCAGGACCGTCTTGCTGATGGGGCGTGCGGCGGCGTGCTCTGCTACCGGCTCATAGAACCCCTTGAGCACGCGGGCCAACTTTCCCTGCTCCACCAGAGCTTTGAGGCGGTCATCAATGATGGTCAGCTTGAGTCGGGTCAGGCGCTCGATGGTCAGGCGGGTGATGACCTGTTGGTGCCGATGCAGTTCTAGGCACGCCTGAAGCACCGTTTCGGTGGTGGTGGGGCTTTTGGCGTCAATGTAGGTGGCTTCGGTCATGCTTGGCGGTCCTCCGTGGTGAATGCTGGAACTTGGATGTCTTTGGGCCAGTGGCCAGCGGCCACCAGTGCGGGGATCGTCTTCATGTGAGCGGCCAGCCAGAAGGCGCGGCGCTCGGCCTTGGTCATGTCGCTGCCCTGGTCCAGGCGTGAGTGGCAGGTGAAACAGAGGCTGGCCCCGTTCTCATCGCTTGCCTTGATGCCCATACCCTTCCCTGCCCAGCCCTCATTCGCGTGCGCACAGACCACGGTGCCGTCATTGGCCCCGCACGACTGACAGGGAATCAGGCGATATGCCTCGCGCAATGCTTTGCTGCGGATGTAGGTCGCCTTGGCCACGGTCACGACCTCGCTGCTCACCGGCTGCGGCAGACGGAAGCGGGCTGGGTCGATGGTAGGCATGGCGCGCGGCGGACGCTCCATCGGCGCCCATGTTCGGGTCTTGCTGACGAAGGCTGTGCGCCTCATCGGGGTAGTGCGCTTCATGATCACCACCCCCGCATCGGATGGACCGACCCAGGCACCACGCCATGCCGGCATGCAGCCTTTAGCTCGGACTCAACACGACGCGCATCGGCCAGCATGGCCCGCATGGCGACGCCTACCGCAGCCTCCCGGTTGGCGCGCATCTTCTGGAACTGGGTTGGCGGCGCCGCTAATGTGGTGTGACGGATCAGCATTACCACCTCCCTTGGCCTATTACGGCTGTCGTGCGCGGCATCCGGCCAACAACCAGTCTGGGCGCACGGGCATTGGTGTGGACGATTCGGAACCCGTTAACGCGGACAAGCTCACCCTGGTATAGGCAATCTACAGACCTGAGCATGTCGCGCGTCAGCGCAGCCTCCCCGGCGGCTGAGTCGTCGGCTAACAGGGCCTCAACTTCGTGGCGCATCGAGGGGTGAAGTATCACAACCGGCTTCATTTCAAGACCCTCCAAAGCGGGCCAGAAGCGCGGCATCGGCCAGAGCTTGACCCTTGCCCTTGGCATCGAGCGCCCGCCATGACGGCCAAAGCTGAATCGCCCGTGACCGCGCTGCGTCCTTGTCTGTGCCACTCAGTCCGGCGCGCTTCTTCCAGCTTTGCGGTGTGACGAGGGTGGTGGTGATGTGCAAGGCGGCCAGCACACCAGATGCCGTTCCCGCAGCGTGGCCGAAGCTGAACATGCTCGCCACACCCTGACCCGGCATGGCGCCGACTTGCTCCAGATACGCATGACCGGCATCGAACTCAGCCAGCATCGCAGCCAGGGAGGCGGCGTTCACGCGGGTGTGGGTGCCGACCTTAATGGTGGGCATCACGTCCCACTCGATCAAGTCGAACTTGGGCGTCATCACAACGATGGCGCCGGTTGCTCCGGGGTCAATGCCAATTAGATAGGTCATGCCGTCAACTCCAGGGTCAGTTGGTTCTCGTCCACTTCTTGCGCTTGGTGGTGGGTGATGAGGGCGCGCTGGCGTGGCGTTGGCTCGACCAGTCCAGCTTTGCGCGCGCACACCGGCCCCCACATCAGCGGGCCGTGCTTGGAGTCGATGGTCTTGGCTGGGTGCAGCAGGGGGCGGTCGCATCTCACGCAGCGCATTCGACCTCCTTGCGTGACTGGTGGGCAGGCTTGCGCGCTTCGATGTCGCTGGGGTGCGGCTCAAGGTCGTAGAAGGTCACGCCGAGGTCTGTAGCTGCATACGCCTCCACTCGGTCGCTGAATTCGCAGAAATCCTTGGTGTCCAGTTTGGTGCTGCTCTTGCCGATCACATCGCCGTTGGGCAGCTCGATCACACCGATGAACATGCGCTTGAACTGCTCATGCCACACCTCGGCTTCGTACATGCGTCCGTTGACCGTGGCCTGCTGGGCGATCTGGTTCAGCACCCCATTGCCCCAATAGCGGCGGTTTTGCTTGGGCGTGCGCTTGCGGCGCGTCAGCGTCAGCACCCAAACTGAACCGCCCTGCAGCACATCCTTGAGGCGCGGGAACAAAACCGACTGAATGACCGCCCAAGCCTGAGCGCGGTTGTGCAGCAGGATTTCCAGCCGGTCGCTCATGCGCGCCCCTCCATCACGCACTCGATGAACACGCGGGCAGCTTCTGCGTTGATCGCGTTGCCGTAGCCCTTCAAGCGTCCCGCACGGTGGCCGAAGCCTTCTTTGCCCGCTGGGGTGTGCCAATCGGCGCGCACTCGTCCCATGCCACCGGCAGGCCCTGCAACCAGCGGGAAAGTGCCGGATTCAACTGGCCGCCACTTTCCATCCCGGCAGTAGAGCCAGTCAGCATCTGCCCAGAAGCCGTTAACCGGGCCGGGTGCGG